GGCGCCGGCGCCGCCCCCGCCGCAACCCCCCAACCCCCAACCCGTACCCGTGGAGGTGCCCGCGTGAGCTACACGCTCGATATGGAAATCCGGGACGTAGCGCAGGCGCGCCGCGAGATCGTGGGGCGGGTGGCGCCCTACGATGAAACGTCCTACTTGACAGGTGACCCGCGCGGCGAGCGCCTCCTGCGGGGGTGTTTCCGGGCGTCCATTGCGCAGCGCGGCGAGCGCATACCGCTATGCATTGGGCACAATCACGGGCGCGCCGCGGTGGGGCGCTCTACCGCCTGGCAGGAGGGCGGCGACGGGTTGGTAGGTACGTTTGCGGTCCGGGCGGACCCGGAGGGCGACAAGGTGCTGGAGGACGTGCGCGACGGGTACCTGCCCGCCCTGTCCGTGGGGTTCGCGCCGGTACCGTCACGGACCCGCAGAGGACGGGACGGCGCCCTAGAGGTAACCGAGGCGGTGTTAAAAGAGGTGTCGCTAGTGGTGGTAGGGGCGTATGACGGGGCGCAGGTGTTGGCGGTCCGCTCCGCCCAATCACTCGATACGCTCCTGGCCCCGTTCCAAAACCCGCCGGCGGTAGACCTATCACCGTTCCCTACCCCGTGGCGCGTATAGTGCGCGACAGCTAGACAAACGCCGCCGCCGTAACCCGCCGCCGTGCGCCGCTAGGGCACCTGTCCTCACGCAGAGGACCGCCGCCCGGGCGTTAGGCACCTGGCTAGGGCACCTGCGAAACCTCACCCGTTTCGACCTTGCCAGGAGTGCCCATGCTCACGTACCTACGCCAACTAACCGCGGAGCGGGACTCGCTCACCGCGGCGGCTACGTCCCTAGCGGAAACCGCGGCCAATGAATCCCGCGACCTCACGGAAACCGAACAGGCGTCACTCTCATCGATGCAGGCGCGGTGCGCCTCTATAGATCAGCAACTAACCACCTACGGGGAGCAGGTGGACAGCCAGAGGGCGTACGCCACCCTCCGCGCCCGCCTGTCAGAAACCACCGACGACGGGTCCACCTCCGCCCCCGCCGGCGGCGCCCTGGCAACCCGGGGGGCGCAGGTACCGGAGGCGTGGGTCGACCCCCTTATGGCGGTGCTGGAGCGGTCCAACTACTCCGGGCGGGGGTCCATAGAGCTAGGCGCCGCCCCGCTCCTGTTCGAGCGGGCGCCCGTGCTGATCGAGGGATTTCCGGCAACCATCCCGCCGTACTATTTCAACCCGACCCCGTGGAAGATGGCGACCCCCCTGTTGGACGTGTGCGGGCGGGTCACGGTGTCCTCGAACGCGGTGGAGTGGTTTACCTGGCCGGCGGCGTTCCCCGAGGCGCCCGTGGTGCCAGAGGGCACCGCCAAACCGGAGGCGGACTTTCCACCGACCCCGCACTCCGCCTCGCTCCAAACGTACGCCCACCACAAACCGCTATCGCGCCAGGCGCTAGAGGACATACCGCAAATACGGTCGGTGATCGAGGGCGCCCTCCGGGGCGGCGTCCTGCGCTCCCTAGAGGCGGGCATACTGGCCGCGCTCGGGGGGGCGGTGGGCGCCGGCGGCGTGCCCGTGGTGGACGGGGTCGACATGCTCTACGCCACCCGCCTCGGGCTAGCCACCGTGCAAACGGCGGGGTACACCGTGGCTAACGCGGTGATAATGAACCCCACCGACTTCGCCGCGCTCGACGTGCGGGTTATGGAGGAAACGGTAACGGGTCCGGTGCCCACGACCCGCCTATGGGGGTTGCCCGTGATCGTGAGCGCGGACGTGGTGCAGGGCGAATCGTGGGTCGGTGATTTCTCTACCGGCGTCACCCTGTTCGCCCGCTCACAGATGGGCGTATTTATGTCCGACTCCCACGCGGACTACTTCGTTAAAAACCTGTTGGTGATCCTGGCGGAGCAGAGGGCGCTACCGGCGGTGACCGCCCCGGGCGCTATCTGTAAATGCACCGCCACCCCGCTACCGCTCGCCGCCGGCGCCACCGCGCCGAACCCGGAGCGGAGGCGCTAGCCCATGCCCGCCACCGTCGCGTCGGTGCGCACGTTCCTAGGGCTAACTCCCGCCCGCCCTGCGGACGATGACGCACTCGCCGCGGCGGTGGCCGCGGCAAACGACGCCGTAGCCACCTGGCGGGTAGACCTACCCCCCGACGACGGGTCCGGGTCCGTCACGTGGCCCCCCGCCTGCGATCAGGCGGCTACCCAATACGCCGCCCGCCTCTACGGGCGGCGCTCGTCCGTGCAGGGCGTAGCGGCGTTTCAGGAGGTGGGCGTAACCGCCATACCGCAGGACCCCGACGTCGCCGCCCTGTTAGGGCTAGGGCGTCACCAAAAATCGGTCGTAGCGTGAGCGTGTACGCCGCCGCCCTGGAAATGGTGGGCAAGCTAGAGGCGGAGCTACCCCCGGACGCCACCGCCACCGCCGACCCCCGCTCCGCCGCCCCGCCGTGCGTGTTGGTCACTCATACCGCCCTTACGTTTGCCAACCTCTGCGGCGCCGACGTGGCGTGGGAGGTAGTGGCCCTAGCGCCTGGCCCGTTTAACGCGGACGCCTGGCAGGCGCTCGACGTCCTGGCGTCCGCCGTGCGGCGCGCCCTCACCGTGGAGGCGTACCGGGTGGTCGCCTACCGCCTGGCCCTAGATAACCCGCCCCTACCCGCGTACCTGTTCACGTTTACCGGAGGTGTTGACCTTGATTAACGAATCGAGACTACGTAATGGCACGCTCACGCTCGGACCGGACCCGGGCACCGTAGACGTGTCCTGTCAGATAACTAACGCCCGCATTACCACCGCCTACTCGGACGATGGCGACGCGGTTACTACCCTCTGCGGTGACACGAAACCCCCGCCCCGTAAGCTAGACGGGCACAAACTAGAGGGCACGTTGATACAGGATTTCGACCTGCCCGAGGCGGACGGCGGGGTAATCGACTACCTGTGGAACCACTCCCTAGAGGTGGTTACGTACACGTTCCTACCCGATGACGTGACTACCGGCGTCACCGTTACCGGCACCGTCCTAATAGAGATACCCACGGACACCTACGGCGGCGACGTCAATACCCGCGTAACGAGCGATTTTACGTGGTCGTGCCAGGACGAGCCGATCCGGACCTACGGGGCGGTAGCGCCCCCCCTGGCAGCTAGGGAGGCGGCGCCGGCGTGATTTCCGGCTACTCCCTACAGGGCGCCGCCCGCCTGTCCTCCACCCTAGAGGACGCCGCCGCGGCACTATCCGACCTGTCCGCGCCGGCGGCGGAGGCGGGGCGCATAATCACCTCGGTCGCCGCCTCCACCGCCCCCCGCCGTACCGGCGCCCTGGCGGGGTCCGTGGCCGCGGAGGTGGTAGACGGCGCCGCCGTGGTGGGGTCCGACCTGATCTACGCCCCGCCCATTCATAACGGGTGGGCGGCGCACCGCATACGCCCGCAACCGTTCCTAGAGGACGCCGCCCGCACCTCCGAGGCGCAATGGGTAGGCGCCTACGAAAAGGCGGTCGACCGGGCGCTAGCCGGCGTGGAGGGCGCCTAAATGTCTACGTTCCGCCAGGAGTGGCAGATAACCCTAGACGACGAGATTTTCAAGTGTCAGTCGAGGGCGATTGATTGGACTAACGCGGAGCAGGCTATCGCCCGGGAGGGCGGCGGCGTGGAGCGCCCGGTCGCCCTACAGTTTCGTATCGCGTTTTCTATGTTCCGCCGTGACCACCCGGAGCACCCCGCCTCCAGGGCGTTCGGTCCGTTTATGGAGATAGTGGACGAGGTAAAGCAGGAGGCGCGGGAGGACGCCGGCGACCCCCTGGACCCTACCCACCTGGCGGATTCGGACGACTAGCGGTGGCGCTCGCGGTCACCACGGGCGTACCCCCGCGGGAGTGGCTACGCGACCCCGCCGCTATGGCTACGGCGGTAGAGGTGCTACAGGAGATAGAGGCGCGGAGGGCGGCTAAGTAGTGGCCGGCGCAACCGCCCGCCTAATGATCGAGATCGTCGGGCAGGCTAAATCGGCGGTGTCCGCGTTTAAGCAGACAGACGACGCGGCCCAAAAAACGCAGGGGGCGGCGGAGAAAACGGGCGGGTCGTTTAAGAAAATCGCCGCAGGGGTGGCTACCGGGCTAGTGGTGGCGAAGGTGGTGTCGTTTGGTAGGGAGTCCGTCAAGGCGGCGGAGGAATCGCAGGTCGCCCACGAAAAGCTAATCACCGTGTTTAAGGACGCCGGCGATGCCACGGGCACGTTAGCGGCGCACGCAGAGGACTACGCCGGCAAACT